GTTCCTGTCAACCTACATCGACCCCAAGATGATCGAGATTCTTGTGGCCCCGATGAAGGCGGCTGAGATCGTCGGCGATGAGATCAAGAAGGGCGACTGGACAACCGAGACGGCCATGTTCCCCGTCGTGGAGTCTACCGGCGAAACCAGCAGCTACGGCGACTATGCCGAGAGCGGGCAAGCTGGAGCCAACGTCACCTTTCCACAACGTCAGTCCTATCACTACCAGGTGATAACGCAGTGGGGCGAGCGTGAGTTGGAGAAGGCTGCGCTGGCCCGGATTGACTGGGCGAACCGCATCAACATCGCGTCCGTGCTGACGCTCAACAAGTTCCAGAACAAGACGTACTTCTTCGGCGTCGCGGGCCTGCAAAACTATGGCCTGCTCAACGATCCGAGCTTGTTCCCGGCCATCACTCCAATCGTGAAGTCCGACACGCCGACGGGCAGTGGGCCTTCCGCCACTTCCTACATCGCATGGACTACCTCGACCGGCGCACCGCTCGCGTCCGCGCTTGACGTACTCGGAGACATCCGATACCTCTATGCGCAGGCCGTGATCCAGGCGAACGGGTTGCTGGAAGAGGATGCCAAGATGACGCTGGTCATGTCTCCCATGTCCAAGACGGCTCTCTTCAGCAAGACGATCTACAACGTGGATGTCATCACGATGCTGAAGGGGATTTTCCCGAACATGCGAATCCTGACGGCCCCGGAGTACGCAACCGCCGCCGGCAACATCGTGCAGCTTATCATCGACGAGATCGAGGGGCAGCGCACCGCCTCCGTCGCGTTCACTGAGAAGTTGCGAGCGCATCCCATCGTCGTCAACATGTCCAGCTTCAAGCAGAAAAAGTCACAGGGCACATGGGGGTGTTTGGTGTTCAGACCTTTTGCAATCACAACCATGCTCGGCGTCTAGTGGCAATATGTGGGTGTAGTATGGATTGAGGGTTGGGCAAACACCCGGCCCTCAATTTGTTTTAGAAGGGGAGACACATGGCAGAGAGCATCATCATTGCGAGCAGGTTGCCGCACGGCCTCACGCTGCATCACCCGACCAGCAAGGCTACGGTAACGCTGTTGGGGCTGAATAGCTCTAAGATCATCGGCGCAACCCACATGACTACGGAGGTCGATAAGTCCTTCTGGGATGCGTGGAAGGCGAAGTATCCCGACTATCAGCCGCTCAAGTCCGGCGCAATCTTCGAGTCCAGCAGCACAAACAATGCGGCGGCGAAGGCGAAGGAATTGAAGGATGAGAAGACCGGCCTCGAACCGATGCCGCAGACAGCCGCCGGAGTCAAGCCCGCAACGGAGTAGCCATGGCGGTCGCTGTATTCAATTCGGCTCTTTTCAAGGCCCGGTATCCCGAATTTGCTGCTGTCAGTAACACCGTCCTGACGGCACTATTCGCGGTGGCCGGGCTTTACCTTTCCAACACAGATTGGAGTCCCGTACAGGACATCGTTCGGCGCGGAGTGTTGCTCAATATGCTCACCGCGCATATCGGATTCATCGGGGGTCTACTGAGCGCGGATGGGCAGGCGAGGCCGGTAGGACGCGTCAGCCAAGCGGGAGAGGGCACCGTATGGGCGAGCTTTGAAATGAATCCACCTACCCCCGGTACAGGGCCGTGGTTTGCCCAATCTCAGTATGGCGCGGCCTTCTGGCAGGCTACAACTTCACTACGCGGTATGAGGTACGTTTCATGCCTGCTGACAAGCTACTAATCCGGCTGGGGATGGACACGTCGGAACTGCGAGACGATCTTGAGCGCATCAACAATGGCGAATTGCGCTTGCCTACTGTTTCCTCGATACGGCTTTCGATGGATGACGATGGAATTGAGGAAGTGCTAGTCTACCTCTGTGGGGAGCAATAATGGAACTCGCACTCTCAGAACGTGTCACCGCAAAGCTCAAGGCAATAGCGAGCAAGATAGGCGGCGGTCATGTTGACGTTGGGTTTCTTGAGGGGCAGGAAGCCTCTATCGCATTCTGGAATGAGTTTGGGCATGGGGGACGCTTCCCCGCCCCGCCACGCCCATTCTTCCGCACGATGGTTGCGAAGGAATCCCCGACATGGCCTGCGAAGATGGCAGCGGAGGCGAAGGCGACAAACTACGATGGGCCTAAAGTTCTTGGCATGATGGGAGAGGACATTGCGGGGGCGATCACGCAAAGCATCTTCGATCTAACTGCCCCGCCGTTGTCACCCACTACGCTCATGCTGCGCAAGCAGTTTGGCAACAGTCCGCAGAACATCCGGGCGCGTGATGTGGTTGCCGCACAGCAAGCCGTGGCAGCGGGCGAAGAGGGCGCAACGGGAACGCAGGGCAAGCCGCTGGTCTGGACTGGCACAATGGCGCGGTCGCCTTCATATGAGGTCAAACCCTAATGGATCTCCAAAGCATAGCGAACGCGGCGGCGAACACAATCAATGAGAACGTGATTGTAACCATTCTGCGTTCTACGGGATTCACGATGGGAACGGGTCTGAAACAGGTGCCAACCTACGCCGCTCCGGTCACTGGCCCAGCGCAGATACAGGCATTGGACTATTCAGACTTGCGCCAGGTCGAAGGGTTGAACCTACAGGGACGCATACAGGCGATCTATTTGCGCGGCATCCTGCAAGGCGTTCTCCGCGCTGAGGGCGTTGGTGGCGATCTGATACAGTTCGGCGGGCAGACGTGGCTCTGCGTGAAAATCCTCGAATCGTGGGCAACGTGGACGAAGGCGTGTATCGTGCTTCAGGGGGCGTCAAGTAATGGCTAACTATGTTCCCTCGATTGCCATAGACGATGTTATTACCGCCCTGGGCACGTTTCTACAGCCGTTTGTGGGTAGCGCAGACATTATCCGCGCAGAGGTCAATCGCGTAGCTCCCCCAGTGGGGCCGTTTGTTGAGCTTACCGAGTTAATGACCGTTGACTTGGAAACGCCGCATACCTGGAACCATGCAGACCAGACCACCTCCATCAAAGGCCCGGCGCGTATCGACGTGCAGGTGGATTTCTACGGCCCTGCGTCCGGTGATTGGTGCAGGGCAGTCAAGGGCGTATTCCGCACTCCCTATGCCGCCTCGCAGTTCCCGTGCAACATCAAACCGCTCTACTGCTCGGACGGGACACAAGCCCCTTTGATGACGGGTGAGGAGCAGTATGAGGTTCGCTGGGTACTCACGGCGTCGATGCAATTCAACCCTGTTATAATAGTGCCACAGCAGTCCGCCGATGCTTTGGCGATGAACGTAGTGGAGGAAATCCCGTGAGTATACCTGCTTCCCAGATCGTAGCTGTCAACCCTGGAGTCATTGGCGCGGGCGGAAACTCGCTGGCACTCAACGGGCTATTCCTGACGAAGAACTCGCTCATGCCCGCATTGCAGGTTCTGAGCTTTGCCAGCCCGACGGCGGTAAGCTCTTTCTTCGGACTCTCATCGGCTGAGGCTGCGCTGGCGGGAATATACTTCGCCGGGTATGACAACTCGACCGTCAAGCCCAGCGCAATGCTGTTTGCTCCGTTCAATCTGACTGCCCGCGCTGCGTTCCTGCAATCTGGCAATCTGTCCGCACTCACTGAGGCGGAGTGGCAGGCAGTGGCCGGATCAATGAGCATCGTGGTTGATGGCTACACGCGCACCGCCCTGGGGCTGAACTTCTCTGCGCTGTCTTCGCAATCGGCAGTGGCCACCGCTATCGCTACGGGGCTGAATGGGTTTCTGACGGAAACCGGCGCGGCTGCGACATGCTCGATTGCAGCCAAGGTTCTGACCGTCGCCAGTACAGTGACCGGCGCATTCGTTCCGGGTCAGACTTTGGCCGGGGCAAGCGTCACCGCCGGATCGGTCATTGTCTCGCAGTTGACCAGCACGGAAACCGACTCGCATCTTGGCGGCAAGGGAACCTATCAGCTTTCCGCCGCATCGACCGTGACGACTCCCGAAGCGATGACCTCAAGCGCGGACATTGGCTCGGCTACGGATGGCTCAATCTCCACCACCACTCTGACAATCGCCAGTGCCGTGACGGGATACTTTGCGCCGGGGCAGTTGGTTACATGCGCCGGTATCACATCCAACTCGGTCATCCTTTCACAGTTGACGAGTACGGAATCCGATGGACACCTGGGCGGTATGGGGACATATCAACTCTCCCAGTCTTCCACCGTGGCAGGCCCGGTCGCAACCTATTCGACCGGCGTTCCCGTCACCGTCGCGTGGGACAGCGTACAGACCGCCTTCGTCATCACGTCCGGCCTTACCGGGGTGCTGTCGAGCATGGGATACGCAACCGGAGCCGTGGCCGAAGACTTGAGCCTGAGTGCGGCAACCGCAGCGTATGTTTCCGCCGGGGATGCCGTCGATACGCCCGCAACTGCGATGGACAAGGCCGCTGCGGTAACGCAGGACTGGGCGACGCTCGTTACCCTATGGGAACCCGACCTTGCGGACAAAATCAACTTCGCCGCATGGAGCAACGGGCAGCTTTACAACCCGTTCTGCTATGTCGCATGGGACACTGACTCTCAGGCTCTCATGCAGAACGCCACAGAGCCGTTTGGCTGCGTCGCCAAGGCTGCGGCATACAACGGCGTCATCTGCATCTCCGGCGATCCCAACGTGGCATACAAGGCTGGCGTTCCGCTTTCCACGATGCTGCTCAACGTGGCTACGTTCGTATCGGGCGCGGTTGCAAGCATCAACTTCGCGCAGACCAATGGGCGCATCACCGCCGCCTTCAAGTCGCAGTCCGGCCTCCCCGCTTGCGTCAAGAACGGGCAGATCGCAGAGAATCTTCTGGCGAATGGCTACAACTTCTATGGAGCCTACGCGACCGCCGCACAGCAGTTCGTCTTTTTCTACAACGGGCAGATGCCGGGACAGTTCAATTGGCTTGATGCGTTCGTCGATCAGGTATTCCTCAACAGCCAATTCCAGCTTGCGTTGATGACGTTGCTGACTCAGGTTGGCGCTATTTCCTACGATGAGGCCGGGTACGGGTTGGTTCGGTCGGCACTGCTTGACCCGATCAATGCCGCGCTCGATTTCGGGATGATCCAGACCGGAGTTGTCCTATCGGCTGCGCAGATTGCAGAGGTCAACACAGCGGCTGGGCAGGCCGTGGCGAGCCTGATTCAGACGCAGGGATACTACCTCCAGGTACTCGACCCCGGCGCGACCGCTCGCGGCCTACGCAAGACCCCGATCATCAATTTCTTTTACACCGATGGCGGGGCTATCCAGCAAATCACGATGGCATCTGTAGACATTTTCTAAGGGGAATAGACCATGACTGACACGACAATCACCAGTGCAAACAGCGTATTCACTATCAGCGTTGCGGGTCTGTTCCCTTCGCCTCAGCAGTTGCAGGGCTATGCGGCTGAGAAGGCATGGAACACAGAGAGCGTGGAACTGGCCGAAGTCCAGATGGGCGTGGATGGGCGCATGACCTCCGGCTATACGCCGGTGGTGGTCAAACAGACCATCTCACTACAGGCCGACTCGCCAAGCAAGGCCATCTTCAACTCCATCGCGGCGGCAACCAAGGCATCGCGGGACATCTACTACATCACCGGCACGATATCTCTTCCTTCGACCGGCGAATCGTTCACCTGCAATCGTGGCGTGTTGCAGAACTTCAAGCCGGTGCCGGATGCTGCGAAGGTTCTACAGCCGATGGACTTTGCAATCACATGGGAGTCGATTAGTCCGACGCTTCTATAACCAAGTTCCGTGCGGGATTAAATCACCGGCCTGTGTTTCCTCCTTTCCATAGGTTCCCGCACGGTTAGAAAAGGGGCATCACGGCATGAGAAAAGTAGCTCAGTACACGGTGACGGATGAGGGACGCGATAAGGGCAAAGTTTTCTCCATCACAGAAATGTCCGCGTCTCGCGCAGAGGCGTGGGCTACTCGCGTTCTGCTTGCGCTCATGGGGTCGAATGCCGACCTTCCTGAGAACTTCGATGAGCTTGGAATGGCGGGGCTGGCCGAGTTGGGGTTGAAGTCCATCGGCGGATTGAAGTGGGAGGTTGCGGAGCCTCTACTTGCTGAGATGATGGAGTGCGTACAAATCATCCCCAACCCGGCAAAGCCCAACGTCATTCGCCCGCTGATTGAGGATGACATTGAAGAGGTCTTGACGCGCTTCAAGTTGAGAATCGAGGTGTGGAAGCTACACATGGATTTTTTGCAAGCCGTCGCGCCCTCCATCTCCCCAGGCATCACGGCGGCCAAAAGTACGATCCAGTCGGCTACAAGAATGTCTCGAAAGTAATCGGCACCCTGATCTCCAAGCGCGTTGCGACGCTTCACGAACTGGATACGGTCTACGGCGTGGAGGATGCCTATAATCTTTTGGAGGTGGTCATAGTAGAAGGCCACAATAGTATGTTAGCTCAGGGAGCGAAGTAGCCATGCCGACCGTCATTGATTCGCTCATCGTAAAGCTCGGTTTAGATGCTGGCGACCTCACGTCTAAGACTCCCGACGTGGCGAGGAAACTGAAACTCGTAGACGACGCATCCAAGAAAAACACAGACGGACTCAAGAAAGTAACGGCTGCTTCTAAAGAGACGGGAACGGGCTTTGCGTCCCTCGCGCTGAGTGCGGGTAAGTTCCTTGCCGTGCTGGGCGGAACGGTTGCGATCAAGAACTTCATCGTCGATTCCGTGACGGCGAATACAGCCCTTGAGAGAATGTCTCAGAACCTCAACATAGGGGTAACGTCCCTCTCGGCATGGGGAAGCGCGGCACGGGGGCTTGGCGGCTCGGCGCAGGGCATCCTAAGCACGTTTCAGATGCTCTCCGCAGCCCGGTATCAGCTATTTCACGGTACGGGGGAGATGCCCGCCGTTGGGCGGTACTTCACGCAGATCGGATTGGCCCCCGGAGAACTGAACGCCCCGCATGAGCAGCAGATGTTGGACATTCAGAAGTACAGCCTCAATAGGTTCGGGGCCGGTGGGAAGTATACCGATTCGCAGCGCGAGACGGCGTATCAAGCTGGGCTGGCCGGTGGACTTTCCCCGGACATGATGAACCTTATTTTGATGCCGGGGCAGCAACTCAAGGACTATCTGAAGACAATGAAGGGGCTTGCGCCGTCGGATAAGCAGGCGATGGAGCAGACCCAACTTCTGAAGTCTATGGTGATGATCGGGCTGGACTATCGAAAGCTCGGTTACGACCTGATTGAATTGCTGAATCCTGTAGCCGAGGCCGCAAACAGGTTTCTCGTATGGGTCAACAAACAGACCCCAGCGGAGCGGGACACGATACTTGGCGGGGCCGGGATACTTGGGACTCTGGGGGCATGGCTGGCGGGGAGTTGGTTTGCCAAGAAGATCGGGAAGGCTGTAGGGGCTGGGATTGGTGGCGGGGCGGCAACGGAGGCCGGAGATCAGGTTGTCGAGAGGGCGGCGGCGAAGACTGTGGCTGAAAACGCGGCTGAGATTGCAGCCGCTAACGCAGCAGAGGCGGGCGGTGTTGGGGCTGTGGTGGCCGGAGCAGGGGCGGCGGAGGTTGGGACGGGTGGACTTGCCACGCCAATAATTATCGGGGCTGTAATCGCCGTGCTTGCGGGTCTGGGGATATGGTGGCTGATAGATAAAGTCAAGAAGGATGGCTGGTCTGGGAGCGGGGATTCCGCCGCGTGGCAGGAGACAAAGGATTTCTGGTCATCTGTGGGGAGTGGCATCGCTACCGCAGCCAAGGCCGTAGGACGCGGGACAGAGGCAGCGGGTAAGTGGATAGCTAGAACGACCTCGGATGCGGGGAGCGCAATAGCCTCGGATGCTAAAGTAATCGCGGCGAAGGCTCGCGCTCAGGCGGAGCGGGTGTCTAAGATGACTGGCATCTCCGCTGATCTGATTTACGCGCAGTGGGAGCATGAAACCGGAGGGTTCAAGAACCGAGGCGCGAGAAATCTAAACAACCTTGCCGGGATCAATGCCTCAGGTGGGGGAGGGCAGGATTACCGCAACTTCTCATCGCTCGATTCATTCGGCGATTACTACGCTCATCTCATGCGACCAGGCGGGCGATACTCAGGCATTTCCAACGCAAGAACGGCTGGCGAGTTCGCAGAAATACTCAAGCGCGGAGGGTATTATTCAGCCCCAGAAGGTATGCAGCCGGGATGGAGAGGGCGTTGCGCGGCATCTCTGGCGCGTCCGCAAACGCAAACTTTGGTTCTTCTACGTCTACATCACAGAACATTGACAAGAGTGTAACCATCGGCGAGGTGCATGTGCATACCACGGCGTCCGACGCTCACGGAATCGCTAAGGATATGAAATCTTCGCTCGATTACAGGTTCGCAGTTCAGGCACAGGCGGGCCTTGGATAATGCCACTCATCCCCAACCCGGACGTCCCAAACTCTCCCGGCGTTCCCTCAGTGCCGCGCTCAGGTGCGGTCCCGTCTACGGTGACATCGCTAGGGCCGATTCAATCTGTTCTGAATAACTCCCTCCAAACTGTGCAGCAATGGGGGATTTATCCGGTTGGGTCTTCGATTCCGTTGGGCGCGAGCAGCGATGCAAATGCCGTTCTCTCGACCAACAGATTCGGGTACATCAAAGAAATGCACGTCAGCGACTTCCCCGTTGAGTTGGGCGGCTTCGCCAGCTTCAACAAAGTTGAGATGCCCGGACAGCCAGAGGTTACGCTGATATTGGACGGAACGCTTGAGGATCGCGCCGCATTCTTTACTGCCC